ATATTAGGTACGAAAGTTCCAAATATATCGTATACAGCTTCTGGATGAGGAAGAAGATTAATCTTCTCATATGGGGTCATTTGATTCCATTCCGCTTTCGAAATTGGTCCTTTCCAGCAATAATTTCGGGCGACTATCCGTTTGGATGCTTCCCTTTTCTTTTCGATATGTGCTCTAGGGAAAAAGGATTTTAAGAGTTTCTTTCGAATGGTTGGTTTGAACTCAATATATCCTTGAATATGTGGAGTACCAGTTTTGCTTTTTTCATAACCTGTGATAAGATAACGAAAATTAGGAAGGAGAGTAACGCCTTTAAGAGTAGCGACATCTTCATCCGTATAGTTGTTAAGGGTAATAACCCAATATCGGTAAGGTTCATTACTCATTTAATAATAAAGTTAAGTTTATTTATAATATATAGTTTTAAGTCAAATTGATAAGGTGCGTTTCTTCCCGCTCGGTCGAACCCTTTGACACATTGTGTCGGCGTGGTCCGGAGTTCGCGGGTCTCGAGCGACCGCGAACGTCCGTCCCACTTGACACAAAAAGCTGCGTTTATTTTTGTTATTTAAATGCATAATGTGGTTATACATTATTTTGGGGGGTTACACATCGCGGAAATAGCAGCGCGAGGTCATCCTGAGTAATCTTGGGGTCTCATGATTCGAATTGGTTTCACCAGGAGGTGTCCCGTCCGGGAAGCCTTGATCGCAAGTTGGCCAGTCACGTAAGCAACTGAACATAACAACGTAGTTATGGTTTAAAGGTTCCGTAATGTTTAATTGAGCTGGAACCCCTGCTCGGGGAGCCTCATAGCGAAGCATCTTGTTGATATTCACGGTAACATCAAATTCTTCTTGAGGTTTGTGTGCTGAGAGTTCGAATGCCTTGGTATAAATCGGCTTGAATCTTCCTTTACGGTATCCGCGAAGTGCACCACCATATCCCATGGTTGTGAGAGTGTTTTCACCATTAGAAGGTTTGCTTTGGAATAATGATTCCAACGGACCGGTGTTTGCCATCACCCCACCAACTAAGGTTACGTTGGAGGTAGGAAGGGGGTTTGCACTGAAGACACCATTGGCGAGCTGCACTGAGGGTTGCATGTCTTTCAGGACGATCAACCAAACCTTCGTTTTGGAGGTTGACATGATCGCCATCTGACTAGGAGTATAGACTTGAGCACCTGCTCCGCTAACGTCTATAAGACTCCAGGGTTTTGGGAATGCCCCGCGAATTGTCCCGCGAAGCCGAACTTTCGTTACGAAAACCTTTTCTGATTCTCGGGTGTTAAGATCACTTCCGGTGAAGATGCCCGAAAGGGGAGGAATGTCTCCTTCTTCATCACGGCCTTGTATCGTCAGCATTTGCCTATAGCTGTCGCCGGCAGTTTGCGGGATTTGTCCCACGATGGTGGTCCCAAATGGATGAATTAATTCATCGGTTGAAACAACAGTATCGTAATGTTTCTTCGTAATGTTCTCGAGTGTACGGAGCCTAGATTTTACGGATCTATACTTACTGCCGTAACCGACACGACCCTTAACCTTAGCAGATTGACGGGAGTAACGAGTAGAACGCTTTCGCTTATACTGACGTTTAGAACGTCTAGGTTTCTTGTACGGTCTCTTCCGGGTGGAACGTCGACGTACATATCGAAGAGGCATTTTACCATAAAATATATTTTCCTTATATAGTTTTAGTTTGGTAGTTTGGATAGGGTACGTTTCGTTTTCGTATCCGTATCCAAAGTGGTTGTAATACTAGAACCACTTTGGATTTCGGATAGTTCTATGCTCTGTTGTAACTGAACTAGATCATATTGATCAGGCCTTTTGAAGCATTCTTCGACATAGCTTATACGACGCATTACGGCGTGACAGGTGTCATTATTATCATTATACCAACACTCGGGTGGTGTATTGGATGTTATATATATGATACGGGGTGCCCAATTAGAGTATCCGCCAATCTGACGAATTTGGCATGGATATCGATCGGTTAATTGCAGGAATGATTGGCGCTTCACAGTCTTGCCATCAAAATCATCCCATAGGACTGTTTTCTGTTCATCATAATCGGACCAAAAATTGTTCTCGCGGAACATCCTTCGTACATTGGGACTCAAGTAATTGATCCGCTCGGTCTTTCCGGTTCCGGCTTTTCCCCAAAGGACTACAACCTGGGTTTTCCAGGTCCTTTGGTTTACTCGTTTGAGTGTTTTATATCGTTTGAACGATCGGTGATATCGAGTCCAAGTGCCAAAATGGGCATCGGAAATCTCTTCTTCGGTTTGACCTTCTAGGATTCTTTTACGACAATCTTCGATGTCTGTACGCTTTCCTTGGATATTAGGTACGAAAGTTCCAAATATATCGTATACAGCTTCTGGATGAGGAAGAAGATTAATCTTCTCATATGGGGTCATTTGATTCCATT